GATCATGTCAACCGACTTCGATGGGATTGATGGCATTAGATCAAGGCAATCGCCTAAATGGATTTTGTTTTCTTCTAGCATTTGTCATTCCTAGCAAGTGAAAGAATAGAATAGCCTGCTATGTCCATATAAGGCGATTCTCCCATTGGATCATTATCTCTTGCAATCCTTGAGATTTTATCAAGCATGCGAATGATGACATGAAGGTCTTTGTATTGCTCAACCTTAATCCCATTGGGATAAAGCAAAGATAGAATTTGAGTTGTCTTGTCAAAGGCGTTGCCATAGGCTTCATCTTTGGCAGATAAGATTTGTGCTAGATCATCAGTGATCTTCTTGAATTTGTCTTGCATCAGTGCCTCTTAAAATCGATTGGCTTTAGGTGTTGATGAGTTATGAATATTTGCATATTTTTTAGATACTGCTTTTATGCTGACTGATACCGAGCCACTGTCTCGCCAATTCCAATTGATCACATCGTATCTCAATGCATCTAGTGGATCTTCTTGACCGTCTTTTTTAGGTGCTTCTTTGCCATCCCAAGCATAAGACAAGATCGCTTTTCTGATTGAGTTTCCACGACTGTTCATCCCTTCATCCCAAACAGTATCTTTGATTAAAATTCGCTTGTCTTCTAGCAATGCTTTTACTCTCATAATTCCATTCATGACATCAGTCTTGACGGGATCAGTGCACCATCTAAAAGCCATTCCTATGCCACCATCCTCAGGTGCATTCTTCAAGACCTTAAAAGCACTCAAGGCCGTCTGATCATTTCTAGCCGCTCCAGCCTTATCACCACTAGCAGCATCTAATAAAATACGATTGGGATATTTTGAGGCGAGTTCTCTAGGACAAGCAATCTGTAAAATCTGAGATGCTAAATCAGAAAGCTTTATTTCTTGAGGATTGATCTCAGCTGTGATGATATCTGCATTAAGTTTAGGATCAAAGGTTAAGATCAAGACTGATGGTTTTCTAAAGCCAAAGTCAATCGCAATCCTAGAACTAAACTCTTGATTATATTCCCAACCTCTCACGATATGAGTAGATGCATTAAACTCGCTATAAATAAGACCTGAAGGCGATTGAGGTAGACCTTCAACCATCGCAAGCCTTTCTCTTTCAGGCAAGTTGTTGACAGCATCAAACCAAGCTTCAGATAGGTTGGCTTTGTTGACATGGCTTGCATAAAAGATTGGAGTGCATCCAGCCTTCTCAGCAAAACTCACCCACCAAGCATCCCATACAGGCAAGCCTACCATGATGAGTTTAGGCGATGGACCTGATCTAAGACGGCCAAGCGTCTTTTGTGCTACTTCTTCAGATAGAGTTTGACACTCATCAATCAATGCAAGACCTGAAGTTATGTTGAGGCCTTCAAGTGGATTATGTGTTGCATCTCTTGTCCCTGGTCTAAAGTAGGATCTGCACCAAACAACATGACCATTTGGAGCAAGCCACTTGCCATCTTGCTGATGATAGACCCAACCATAAGGAGCAAGCCACTTCTCAAGCTCAGGACCAAGCACCGATCTATATCGAGGAGCTGTATCAGTGACTAGTAAAGATGACTTATTGGGATGGATGCTTGACCAAGTCCACAAAGCAAAAACTAAAGCTGAAGTCTTGCCACTGCCCCAACCTGCTCTAACGGCAATGAAAGCATCATCAGAGTAAATCAAGCGATCAACTAGATCGATTTGCAAGGGATTAAGCTTAAGCTCAATATCAATCTTCTTCGTCTGTGCCATGATCATTCTCATTTGGGAGCTCATGCTTGATCTCTATCGTTTGACCATGCTTCTCTTTTTGCACCTGTTGGATCACATTGATGATCACCTTGCTATCATCGCTTTTTGAATTCATATCGATTGTTTGCTTCTCTCCAAACTCAGAAGGGAATTTACGAGCGAGTAACCATTGAGATGCTCTAACATCGTTCTCTGAATGTCGCTGGATATTCTGAAGATGCTTGATCTTTAGAGAGATTTCAGCTCGCTTGATATCAGCCACCAATTCAGGATCATTCTTCATCCAACCATTCCAAGTACTGTAGGCAACGCCAACAAGAGAAAGAGCATCACCTTGAGAAAGACCTTGAGAGATAAACTCAAGCACCTGTTCAATTGATATCAGTCGCTTTTGTCTTGCGATTTCAGATTTATCCTCTTGTGGCTTTTTTGTTAGTGCTGTGCTATTTTTGCCAACTTTAGAATCAACCATATCATTTTTAACGATCTTATCGGTTGTTTTGAATGCTTTACTTTTCGCCATGATCTAGCTTTCTGATGATCTTAGTTGTGATTTTCTCAATAGCATCATCATCATCGATTTCAAGAGCAAGATCAATCTGATCTCTTTGGAGACCGTCAAGCAGTATCTTTTCAGCCAGCTTAGAAACCTTGACAGCATGTCTATCGCTGATCGTGTCTAGTAGGCTGATCAGCTTAGTTGATACATATAGACTTAAAATCGATTTGCGATCTTTAGGCTTCATCATAGGAATACGACCTCAGAGGCAATCACTTTGATATATTGCTTGCCTTCATGTTCGTTGATAGCGATGCGACCAATAACGGTGATCTTGTCACCTTTCTTTGCTTGACTTTGTACGATCTTCGCAAAGTTGCCCCACATTTCGCAATTAAACCATGTGGTTTTCTCTTCGCCTTTGATCTTCTCACTATAGGCAACTGAGAAATTAACTACTTCTTTATCGCCAAAGCTTTTGAGTTGTGGATCGTTGCCAAGGCGTCCGATAAGTGTAAATCGATTAAGCATCTTTTTTATCCTTTAGTTGTTTGTACAAGTTTTGAATTTGCTTGATGTGGTCTGTTGTGATTTTGGCTTTAGATAGATCAGATATCTTATCTTCCACCTCTTTATCTGAGAAATATTGTTGCTCAATTGCATTGGTATGATCATTGATCATATCGCCAAATATAACATTGATGCATAATTTTAGAGCTTCAGCGATCTCAGGTGCATCGTCTTTGAACATTGCATCAACGACTTGCTCAAGGCAAATCAAGCGATTGATGAGTTTGATATTTAACATAAATTTTGTCTCCTGCTTTGTGTTATATAAACACATGAAAGTATAATATTATATAATATTATATAATAATTTTCTAGGAGAAAAGATGAAGATAAATGTATCAGATGGCTTTGTTGAATTGGTTGACCACATGGGAGACGATTTGGCAATAGTGAATGCTGCTCGTGTTTCCTATGCTGGAGCAAGTGATGAATGGACTGATCGGGATGAAAAGCTTTTGCGATACCTTTGGGATCATGATCATTCATCTCCCTTTAGACATGGCAATATCAAGTTTAGAATTAAAGCACCAATCTTCATTTTAAGGCAATGGATGAAACACCAAGTTGGCTGTGCCTGGAATGAGCAAAGTGCAAGATACACCGAGATCAAAGAGAGCTTCTTTTATCCGGAGCACTTCAGACTACAAGACACTAAAAACAAACAATCTTCATTTGGCTACCTAGATGATGCTGCTGATATGGATGCACTGGCTTTGCTGAGTGAGACCTATACAATCGCTTATTGCAACTATCAAAAATTGCTTGAGTTGGGAGTATGTAGGGAGCAGGCTAGAATCGTTCTCCCAGTTGGTACTTATAGCGAATGTATCTGGTCTGCTAGTACTCAGGCGGTGATGCACTTTCTAAAATTAAGAATGGATCATCATTCACAATTTGAAATGCAGGAATTTGCAAAAGCTGTATATACTATTGCATCAACGATTTTCCCCAAGACGATGGAGCTGATCAATGCAGTGCCTAAGATGCCAGAATGAAATTAAATCAAACCTAGCCGGATCCAGTATTGAATACCACTACTGCAAAAAGTGCCGCGCTATCCTCGATCAAGATGCAATTGTACTTTCTTTTGATGATGTGAATTATTCCTATGAGTGGGATGATATCACCAAGAGCGAGGATGAAGATGAGTAGCTATTTTGAAATCTGCTGGCATGTCATGGGATTGATCTTTAATCCTAGCCAGTCTCTTCAGAGCGCCAGATGGGAGAAGATGATATCTGCATCAATCCCCGCTAGGATGAAACAGTGTGAAATGGTAGCCAAGGCCGCCGATAAGTTTGAGATTGATCCATATTTGATGATTGCTCTAGCCTATCATGAAAGCCGTTTTGAGACTGGCTTGACTTCCTCAGCCGGCGCAAAAGGTGTGATGCAGGTCAAGCGTCAGTTTGTTGATTGTGCTGGATGCAGTGAAATTGAGTATGGTATCAAGGCCTATCAGATTTGGCTTGCTAAAAGTGAAGGGGATACTTGTCTTGCTTTAGGAAGATATACAGTAGGCAATAAAGGCCAGTGCGGGAAGAGGTCAAAGGCAATTATCAAACTTGCGTCTGATTTGGCTTGTCTTGCATCAAAGGATAATGATTGTCATGACTGCTAAAGATAAAGCATTTTTAGATATGGCTGGGATCATGTCTAGTCTCTCTCCATGTAGCAGAGCCAAAGTCGGCGCCGTTATCGTTCGGGGGGATGTGCCAGTAGTATCTTCTTTCAATGGGATTGCTAGAAAGCAAGCCGGCCATTGTGGCGGTGATTGTTGCCTTAGAGATGCAAATAAAATACCAAGTGGATCAGATACGCAAATTGGTTGCCACCATGCTGAATTTAATGCAATTGCCAATGCCTCCAGATGTGGGATAGCTACTGAAGGATGTTCAATTTATGTGACGGCACCACCTTGTTTAATGTGTGCTAAGCT